CCAGCGTCAGTGTCGTCGAATTGAACACGCTGACCTGATCGCGCAGACGTGCCACGATGGCGTCGAGAATCGCCTTCTGAGTTGTTGCAACACTACCCGCGGCCATCAGCTCACCACCGTGTCAGGAATCGTTTCGGAGCCGCCTGAGTCGCTCGGCAGCAGCAGGCCCAGACCTGCCAGATCGAATGTCCGCTGCATCCACTCATGCAGCAGGCCAGCGCGGTCGTTGGTGACCGTGATCGTCCAGGCGTCGTCGATGCGGAACTGCTGATTGCCGGCAAATGCGGCCGCCAGCGGCCCGCCGGGATAGAGCTCTGTCATCTGAACCAGCGACAGCTCGTCAAAGTAGACTTTGCGAGTGCTCGGCGGTGCTGTGCTGAATCGAACCCGCAGGAACACCAGGTCTGGCATTTTCTTCGGCGTCCGGAAAATCGGATCGCCGGACGCCAGGACGTCAGCCAGTGCCTGGAATGACGTCGTCAGGTCCGTGCAGTTGACCGTCAGTGTGTTTGCGTTGCCCTGCTCGTCGTTGATCACGGTCCCGCTGATGCCGTCCACCAGCGACAGCTGGATCACTCCCGACGCCGCGGCCGTGTTCACCGTGATGAAGCAATTCGCGGCGTAGGCCGTCTCTGGCTGCAGCGTCGTCAGCTTGTAGTCGAGCTGCGTCAGCGTGCTCGCGTCCGACTCGAAGTAGATCGCATAGCTGCCGGCATAGACCTGAGTGTCGCCGCTGGTCGTCGTGTCGTGAGTGATCGCCCCGCTGGTTGAGCTTCCCTGTGTCGTTGTTGTGATCGCCCCGCTGGCCGTCGATCCCGTCAGGCTCGCCGTGCTGTACGTGAAGTCTGCGACGTCCTGCGCTGCCAGTGCTCCGCTGAACGTCGCCGTCCAGGGTCCGCCGTCCGAACCCGTCACGGAGAATGTTGCGATCCCAAGAGCATCGAGAGCCGCCTCGACGGCTGCCGCGGTCGCATCCCAGTCGATCGCCGACGTCGTGCTTGCGGAGTGCGTCAGCGTGAACGTGCCGCCCTCAGTGTTGCCGAGCGTGATCGTCTGCTGCTCGTCGATGCCGGCCGATCCCGTCTGCGTCTCGGCGATGGAATACTTCAGTTTGTCGTCATCGACGTCGATCAGCGAAACATCGCCGAGAGACGATGGAAACGTGATCGTGACCGGTGTTCCGGGAAGCGGCCCACCTCCGCAGGTTACCGCACTCAGCCCTGTAATCGTGCGGAGCTGCGTCTGCACGTCGGCCGCTGCGTCGTTGTAGTCGATCGTCACGGTCTCGCCGCCGTACGTCAGGTCGATTGTGCCCTGTGTAGGTGTGCCAGCGACTGTCAGCGTCTGCACTTCGGATGTGCCACCACTACCACCATTCTGCTGCACCGTGATGATCGCGTCGCCAGTCGGGAATGACTGCTCCCCGACACTGAACGTACCCATGTTCGTTTCGGCCAGATCGTTAACGAACTCGATTGCGAAAACCTTATTCAAGGGTGACGTCACGATCCCGGTGACCGTTACGTTGCCGCTTCCGATTGCCGAAATCCCCTCTAGCGCTGCCTGCACCGTCGAGGGTGTCATGGTGTCCCAGGAGATTGCCGCACTGTACTCGCTGCCCGGCAATTTCAGCTTAAAGTTGCCACTCAGGTTTGACACACCACCGTTATTGCCATCCTGCACTTTGTTGGCTGCGTAGGAACCCCCACCGGTCAGGTTGGTGCTGTCGACTGTTGCATCAGTGACGTCCGCCGCGTTTGCCGACAGAAAGTAAAACGCGGTTTGTCCGGTGCCCGACGTTGTCGAGTCGGGCGAATACGTCATCAGTGCATCATTTTCAGCCGACGCGTGCGCGTCGTTCCAGGCCTTTGCGATTTCGTAGGCTGTCGCATTGTAGGCAATGTTTGTGACCTGATCCCCATTGACCGTCAGGTCGAACGTGCCGCCGCTAACCGTTCCTGTCTTGTCGATCGTAAACTCTTCCGCTGTGAGCGGTGCGTTCCACGTTAGGAACTGGATTTCGTTTGTCCCTGCAGTCCCTGGCGTCGTTTCCGCCATGCTGGCCGACATACTGCTCGTCAGGCTAGTCACGTCAACGCCCATCAGATTGACAGCTGAATTCGCCAGGCTGCCCGTGAACTCGATCGTCGTCGCTGCCGGCAATGGCCCGCTGCCGATCGTCGTCGTATCCACTCCGTCGATCGCCTCGATGGCCGTGTCCAGTGTCGCGTTGCTCGCGTTGTACGCGATGGTTCCCGATTCTTTGCCATCCAGGCTCAGCGTGAATGTTCCCCCGCTTGCTCCGTAGAGCGTGAGTGTCTGGATCTCGTTCTGGGCGGGAACACCTTTGACCGCTTCGGTAATCGTGATCGATGGCGTCGAGCCCGTGAGGCTTCCGGCGTCGACCGTTCCGTTTTCGATGTTCGTTTTCTCGAGGTTGCCCGCGAACGAGATCGTGATGTCGGTATCCGGCAGGTCACCGCCGGTGCAAACGACGTCGCCGGACACTGGTGTCGTCAACGCCTCGATAGCCGTCTGCACGGTCGCCGCTGTCGCGTTGTACGCGATCGCCCCGGTCGTCTCGTCGCCGCTGCCAAAATCCCAGGTGATCGTAAACGTGCCGCCCTCGGCATTCGTCAGCGAGAGCACTTGCACCTCGTTCGTGCCGCTGGCTCCTGTCATCCGATTCGTTGACGTCAGTTGCGTCACGTTGCCGCCTGCGCCAAGGAATGTGATCGTGTGCGTGTAGTTCGGATCGGTGCCGGTCGCCGTGACCGTGACGCTGCCGAGCCCGTCGAGCTTCCTGAGAGCTGATTGCACTGCCGACGCGTTCGCGTTGTACGCAATCGGGTCCGTCGTCTGCGTCTTACTGTCGGAGTTCACGTAGTGAAGCAGGTAATACCCGCCCGTCGGCGTGCCGCTGACCTCGACCGTCTGCACCTCGGGCGAGGTGAATTTGACGTCGACGCCCGGGCTTCCGACCGAGCAGATAAACCCTCGCGGCAGATCGCCCTCCGTCGTTTTCTTGTCGAAGCCACCTTCCGATATCAGGCTCGTCGATGGCGACGTTACGGCCAGCGTCGCGCTGGCTCCGCTGGTTCCAGGCCAGTCGACGTCGAACGCATCCAGTGCCGCACCCTGCGAAATTGTCAGCGCAGTGCCAACGTCGTTCGCCGCTTCGACCGTGATTGTTTCCGCGATCGCGTGCTCCTGTACGAGCCCGTCGCCTCGCTTCTCTGTCGCGACCACCAGCCCATTGCCGTCAGGGCTCCCGCTGGCAGCTGCAGTCACGCCAACGGCCGACGCGTCGACGGAATCTGAATCGTTCTCCATCTGCTCTATCAGCGTCTCCAGGGCGGTCGTAATGTTCTTCGACGCCAGTGCCGCGTCCTGGTCGAAGACCTCGATCAGGTACTCTCTGGCGACCGTCTTCAGCGTGCTGAGCGTTCCATCGGCCCCGCCAATCATCGCGGAGTCAGCATCTTTAACCCCCGCGATGATCGCGGTCAGGTCGATGTCATCCGCGACGTTTTCGAACTGAGTGACGATATCCTCGATCTCGTCTCGGACCGTTGTCCCGGCTGCCGTGACCGTCACGCTCATTGCGTGAAAGATCCGCCCCAGAACGTCGAACAGGCCGGCCGATCCGTCTTGAAGTGTTACTGTCATCGAGCCGTTTCCAGCTCAGTCCGTCGCCTCGGTACGTCCGATGGCGTCAGGGTTCCTCATTTCCGATCAGGTCTTCCGCCTTGCGATCTGCGAATGCAGGATCTTCCCAGGGATTGTTGCCAATCGGCAACTTGTCCTCGTCTTTCGGGACGACAGACAGAGCATACTCGATTTCAGCAATAACCGTAAAAATGTACTTGTTGTCTGCGGTTTTCCTCGGGTCCTGGGGCGTTACCGCATAACGCAAGCGTCTGGCAATTCCGCCCAGGAACCTGTAGCTCCGTTTCGGCTTAGGCAACACGGGCTGACGCCCGACCCGCTGTGCCTCAATCCTGATGATTCGCCTCGCGGCAGGCGGTGCCAGATTGACGACAGACAGACTACTGCCACCACCTGACACTCCGACCCCAGCAGTCAGCCCGGCAATCGGCAACGCTGCCCGGTGGTCGTCTGTCTGATACTTGGAATCAACTTTCCAGACGGTATACGGATCTCGCCGGTGAGCCTCACTTAGTTTGTCCGGCAGGTTCTCCTCAATGTCTTTGACGACGTAGGCATTGACGTCCGGCTCGCTGCCTGTGTCCTCGTCCTCGTCGCCACTGGTGATCTCTGCCGCGCCGATCATGCGGTGATTCTCGTCGCATGGCGTCTGCAGATAGGCCGCAAACGCTCCGACGATCGGAATTGGACCGGACACAAAAATCGGTTCGTCGTTGTAACCACCAATCGACAGATTCGAGTTGTAGTCGTCAACAACGCCCTCCAGGTCATTCTTGTCGATCGGCTTGCCCAGGTTCGCCGCGATCATGCCGAACGTCGTTCCGACGCGCCCCTCCGCAGCCGGGACTCGCGACACGGTTGCCGACAGGTTCACCGAGTTCTCGTTGTCGCCGTACGAGTCGACAAGCTCGATGTGCTCGATGATCGTGGCATTCTTCTCGATGTCACCATTCATCAGGCGAGCCTCGAACACCGCTGTCGCAATTTCGATCAGCCTCGCCTTGTCGACGTCGCGCGGCCCGGCAAGATAAATGTCGATCGAGCTGCGGACGCGGCCCATGCGGTCGCTGCCGACCTCTCGGTGCGTGTATCGCCAGCTCGTCGCTGGCCGCGGTGGCGCGAACGCGACTTCGCGATCAGCGATCTGGTATTCCAGAATTCGCGCATCTTCGCTGACTCGGAACGTCATCGACTGCCGCCGAAATCCGATCGTCAGCCTCGGCACGACCCAGTTGCGCAGTGTGTGCGGGTTGAAGTTGCCAACGCATTCCAGTCGTCCGGTGAATGTTCGCGTCGTGTAGAAATTCTGGTCGACCGTATCGATGCAGCTCCAGCGATTGCTGAGGATGCCGGTCGTGTTCCCGGTCGCGTTGCCGTCTGCGTCGCATTCGACCTTGCAGATTTCAATCTCGAACTCAACGCGCAGGGCTGTCGAGCCTGCGATCTGCGTGATTTCGCAGCGTTTCGGCTTTGGCCCATTGTTGACGTCGTACTGCTGCGATGCCGTTCCGGTGTCACTCGAGAGCAGCGGGACGCGACCAGTGAGAGGTGACGCTCTCAGGATTTCATTGCCCCCGCCGATCTCCATGCGGAACTCGCCGCGCGGCTTCAGCAATAAGCTGCGAATTGCATGATGCTGGATCGTGCTGTCAGGCAGGACAGACGGCATGTTCGGGTAAGACGAATAGACCGCGGAAGTGTGATCCGCAATCACGCCCTGCGCAACGATCGTGAAGCGATGATAGACCAGGTCGGTGCCGCTTTGGTCGTAGACGGCATCCTGCTGAAATCGTCGTGTGAGCACGTTCGTCAGCGTGACGCCGTTGTAGGTGAGAGTTGTCACGCCTTGCATTCGTCGCTCGCCTTTCGACCCCTGAACGCACTCAGCCCTTCAATCCCGCCCCCGTAAACCAGTCCCGTCTCGATGGACTGCAGAATCTCATCCCAGCTGAAATCATTGCAGTTCGCAGCGCCCAACAGCATCGATATCGCAACGACCTCGAGCGTTCGAACCAGTCGCCAGACGGGATGCGAATCAGGCAAGTCCCAGATTGTGCGACCGATGGACGTCATTCGGCACCGCCTTTGGTTCTGGTGGCGTGCCCCTTCTCGACTTGTGTCTCAGCAACGCTCTGCAAGTCGCCCTCGGCGTTCGTGAACCAGACGTCGCCGACGAAACGGCCGAACGTCAGCAGATCACTCGCGCGATGTGAGCCCGGTATCTGCAGCGTGACCCGCTGACCTGCCATCAGCAGACGCCGCAGGTTGTTGGCCGAGTCGATCGCGGCCGCCTTGACCTCGGGATCCTTTGCCCGGAGCTCTGGCGCCCAGCAGTCTTCCAGGCGGATCGACATTTCCGGCAGCAGCGGCTGAACAACCAGTGTGTCGCCGTCGATAATTCGCACGACGACCGCATCTGTAACAAGGCCACGCTCGGGAGGCTTCTTTTTCATATCACCAGAGCCTCCGCGTACGACTGCGCCGCATGGTCCGAGAACGTGTCACCCAGCGAGTAACTGGTGAACTTCAGCCAAGCCAGATGCCAGAATGACGGCTCAACGATAGCCCCCTTCTTCTGCCGCACGTAGCAGAGCCGGGAGAGATGCTGGAACCCGCGAAAGACTGGCAAATGCGGGACGCCGTCATTGCTGTGCCAGTGATACCAGGCTCCGCTGATTGCGGGGTGAGGCCTTCGGTCCTTAAACGTCTTCGGAGTCCCGAACGTGTAGCATTGCCGCACCGTCCGCTGACAGGCCGCAATGTTGGCGATGGCCCCGCCCTGGGAATGCCCTGTGACATGAATTCGCCGGTCTCGCAAATGGTTGTCTTCAACCAGTTCAGTCAGCGGTCGAGCCAGTTTCAGATACTCGCGCAGAAATCCATTGTGAACGCGGTATTGCCCCATCTGGCCGGTTGATCGGTCCGCGTTGGCTATCCAGTCCTCAGCCGTCGGGTTGCTGCCCTCGAAGGCCATCACGACGTCCTGCTGATCCCAGAGAACGAGCATCGACTGTGAGCCGTGCGTAATCCTCTCGCAGCCGTCGGCCCGCCAGTAGGCGGCAATCTCTTTCGGCAGCATCAGACAGCTGCGGTAAGCCTGCACGCTCATCTGGGCGAATCGCCAGGCGAGTGCCTGCGACCAGTCGTCGCCATGCAGGTCAGATTGACAGCCTTCAAAGATCACGGACGCCGCTCCAGATCGCGAACACGACTTTCCAGAGACTGCAGCTGTCGCTCGATGTGAGCTGGCACATCAGGCTGGTAATTGTCCAACTTCGCGCGAATGGCGCTCACTTCAGACTGCATTGACATAGCCCAGGGGACTGCGCCGATGACCGTCGCCATGAACCCAGAACACAGAAGCCCGATTGCCCACGTCAGGATTGTCAGGCGAGTTTCCGAAACTGGCACGTTTTCACGTCTTTCTACTGCCGTTGCAGGCATCGTTTTTCGATCCAGTCAGTAGAGATTTTTGAATTGCCCCGGCAGTGAGTTTGGTCGCTTCTGCCGGGGCTTTTTTCGTGTCGAAAGACCGCCGCCGCTTCGCCGCCATCGGGGCACGAAAAAGCGGAACCCGCGACGGCGGCCTATGCGGTTACGGACTGACGTCCGGTATGACGGGGCCACCTCCAGCAGTCGCTTTGGATGTTGCCGTCGGATCGTTCGATTGTTCGTTTCCAGCCGCGGTGTTCGCCGATGAAAACGCGTTGTTGGCGTTGTAGTAACTCGTCAGGTTCGTCGGCCAAGGCTGGAGCTCCGGCAGGTTTGTCACCGGAATGCCCTCGCGAAGAACGCGCAGGCGATCCTCGGTAAAGACGTGGCCAAGATGCGGCACCGTGTCGACCATTTCTATCGACGTGAAGAACTCGGCCGGGTTGTACTTCGCCAGTTCTTCCTCGCTCAGAATGAAGCCGGGCACCTGCGTCTCTTCCTGAGTCTTGCCGAACAGGTCTGTCGCCAGGTTGCGATAAAGCCGCTTCATGTACTTGCCGATCTCAGCAGCAAACTGCGAACTGATCTCCATCGGCTTACGGTTCTCGCTGTGCTGCATCGCTTCCGCGAGCATCATCATCACCAGGCTGGCCCATTCCCGCATGAAACGATTTCGGACCTTGAAGTAGGGCACCGGGTAAACCCGGAACACCTCACCGGCCGGCTGAACGTGTTTCGGCTCCAGGTTCGACTCGTGCGGATCCAGAGCTCGCGCGGCAACGAGCTGACCAAAGCGGATATAGAGCTTGTGGACGCGTCGCACCGTATTGATACTCGGCGGCGTTGACAGGTCCGCATCCTCATGGTGCATGATCGAAAACAGATTGACTCCGATCACGCGAGTCAGCTCGACAATCGTCGGATTCAAGCTGCCGACGTCGTCAGAGAAATTCGGTACGGCATAGCCGAGCTGGCCGAACTGCTCCACGTTGTACCAGAGGATCGCGTCGGTATTCATTACTGGCATGGTTAGGGTGCCCCTTGTGCTGGTGCAGTCGATGGTATAGGTCTCATGCCTGACAGAAACTGCTGCACCAGCGACAGCTCTGCCTCGAGAACTTCCTGAGCCCCCGGATACCGTCTTCCGATCTGTCGCCGAGCTTCGTCGTGTGCTCGTGCGTAAAATCCATCGTCTGTGTTGACCCAGTTCAACGCTGGTGCCGTTGCCGGGATGTTGTTCGTGATCGTTGGCTGTTGCGGCCTGATGTCTTCCGATCGGTAGGGCTCACTCGGCACGTTTGGAGCCTGTGCTCCAGCATTGTGCCCACCGTATGGCTGCTCGCGTTTTCGTCGTCGTCGGGCCATCAGAATCTGCCAGACAGCGAGCCCAGCCGCGCCCGTGCCACCGGTCGCCCCGGTGATTGCCGCCGATGCCCACGGGTTGCTGACGACCGCATCGACGAGACTGATTGCCTTGTCGACCTTGCTGCGGTCGGCCGACGGCTGGTCAACACCGCCGGCCGTCGCTTCGCTGGTCGTGGTGCCCGCAGTCTCTGATCCGATCGATTCGGTCGAATCGTTTTTCGGCGGAGCTGCGGGCGTCACCGTCCTTTCCGGTGCCCCTTTCAACTCTTCGGTGCCAGACGTCTGCGGCAATTCGGTTTGTGGCTGTGCGGCAATCGCCGGCCCGTCCCGCTGGTAAGGTTGCGGAGTGGTCGGCTCCCACTGCGAGGCCTGATTTCCGATCTGCGACCGTGCCCATCGATCCCAGTTCTGCCAGCCTCGGCTGTATCCGATCGCCCTCGCCCCATTTGGAGCCACGAACGCGGGAACGCCCTGCGGGCCACCAATCAGAGGAGGCGGCTCTTTGACGACGACGTACGGCAGCGAGTGTGATCGCGACAGATAGTCGCCCCAGAACTCTTTGCACGGCCCGCACCAGGGCAGCGAGAACATGCGAATCACGGGCTTGCGGATCTGGCCACGAAAGTGAGCAGACCAGACCTGTTGTGTCTCATCGAGCGGTTCGCCGAGCACATGCTCCCAGCGTGCCGATGGTGTGCCCTTCATCAGCTCAAGGAGTTTAGTTTTACCGTGACGCTTCAGCAGAAACTCGGTCAGCGAGACTGAGAACCCATAGAACGGAGCGAGATCATCGTCTTCCGGGTACGCCTGCGTGTCGATGTCGTTCCAGAGCGTTACCGTGTCAGCTTTGCGAACAAGACTCTCGACGTATTCTGCGGAATCATTGCCGCGTTCAAACAGGCAGGCCGCCCCCTCGTCGAGCACTCGCGGAATCTTCCGGCCGATGATTGTGGCCCGCACCAGGTGGTCGACTTCGTGAGGGATCACGTCACGCAGGACCGACGTTCGTGGCCCTTTGAGCGTCAATCGGCTGATACCGGTGACCTGTTTGCCGACAGTTCTGAACGTCGCGTCGCCGCTCGTGCGGTCGCGTGTTTCGGTCCAGTAGATCGGCACGGGCTCTGGCCAGTCGGGCAATCGTTGGCCAGTCCAGTATTCGGCCGACTTGATGCGAGCCAGCTCGGCCGCTTCGAGAAATTCCGGAGGTGTGTTTGCCGCAACTCCGACAAAATTGCCACCGCTGACCGCGCCGCAGAGAAGCGTCAACAGCCAGATCGCGGTCGCGATGATTCTCAGAATGTACTGCATGGTTTCGTGCCCTCCAGACTGGCGACCGTGTAGCAAATCACGCGAGCGATTGTCGAAGTTAGAATCCTCGGTCTTCCCACTGCGGATTGATCGGGTCGCGTTCCTGCACGCCATGCGCCGCCTGGTGCTGGCCGATCTCCCGCAGGGCTTTCACGAACTCACGGCCTCGGGTCTCGACTTCCTCGGGCTTGTTCAGGTTCTCCCGCATGTCTTTGACGTCTTTTTTCAAGTCTTCCAGGTCGACACCCGGGATCGCATCAACCACCTGGACAACAGCCTCAAGAACGTCAACGCGGAACTCCTTAAAGTCCTTGTAGAACTCTGCGATCGTCTCGACACCGCCCGCCCCCTTGCTGGCGATCCAGTTCAGAGCGTTCGACATATCGGTCTTCAGCGGCAGCAATGCCTGCTCCATGTCACCGATGGAATCCGCGAGCTCGGCCGCGGAATCCTGCGTCGCGGCGCCGAGCTGTGTCTGGTGATGAATCCGTCGCACGTCGAGCTGAGCCATCGCCTGGGCGATCGTGCCGTTGTAGTCACCGAGTCGTCGGTTCGATTCGTTGACCGCCTGCGCGAACGATTTCAGGGCCGTCGTGATCGTCGGCAGCAAAGCTGCGAGCAGAGTGACGCCGGCAATCAACATGCCGACAGGGCCGCCAGCGGCTGCCATGCCCCGCAACGCACCACCAGTGCCGGTCACAGCCGCAGTGCGACCGACAGCCCCCAGACCGGTTCCAGCAGCCTGCAGGCCTCGCTGACCGGCTCCGACGAGAGCACTGCCGAGCCTCGTCCTGGCAAACTTCGTTTGCCCCAGACGCTGCGACAGCTGACGAGCTGCCCGCTTGCCACGGATGCCGAACCCTCGGAACGCATTGCGGTAACGCATCGCTCGCGATGTCCGGGCTCCCGGCTGGCCTCGCTGCTGACGCTCCTCCCGACTTACCGGAAGGAGCCTGTCGACGATTCTGCGGGACAGTGTGCGACGTTCGCCAGCTGCGCGACTGCTGCCCGCTGTGCTGCGGTTCTCGTCCCTGTCGTTGACCTCGACGGTAATCTTCGCCCCAGGCGGAACGGAAGCCGCTTCACCTGGCGACAGCGTCTCGGCCTCGTTCGTGTTGCTCTGCGATTGTCCGAACACCTGCTGTGCTGACAGGCTAAGCCGATGGACGATGCTATCCCGATTCTCAACACCGCGGATCGCCATCCCTGCTGTCGCGTCTTCAGGCATCGACGCCAGCGTTCCCAGTCGCGCGATCTTCGGCTCCGGCTCGGTGGATGGCTGGCCGATGTTCGTGACCTTCGGCTCCGGTTGCGTCGCCTGCTGCCCAATCGCTGGAGTCTTGGACTTCGGCAGCTCTGGAACCTTCAACCGCTCCGCTTCCGCCGGCACGGCCGCAAATCGCAGCTGATTCTTCCGGAACGAAACTTCGCCGGTTTTCGCGGTCTCGTACGGGATCCCGAATTCGGGCGCGTACTGCCGAACCGCTTCCGGAGTAATCCCCAGCGTCTGGCTGGCTGTCTGCTCGTTGACTCGCGGGCCGGCGTCGATCTTCGCCTCGACCTTCGCGATCACGGTCGCGACTCGATCGAGCACGCTCGCCAGAACTGTCTTCTGCTCGCGTTCTTCCTGCGGCCGCGGATCGTAGCCCTGACGGTCTTCCCGGCTCTTGTCCTGCACGGACTGGAGCATCAGGCCGGGAACTACCTGAGCGATCGACCGCCATGCCCAGGATGCCGCCGAGCCTTTCCTTTGCTGCCGTTCTACGTCGTCAGATTCGATGTTCTCAGGCATTCGGAGCTCCGTCGGTGTGCAATCGAGCCTGTTCGTTGATTGCCTTCTGTGCCTGATGTGCTTCGTGCATCGCTTTCGCTTCGGCCGAGTCGTCTGTCATGGCCTCGAAAACGAATAACGGCACCTCGCCACTCAGAGAGCAGGTCAGTGCCGTCAATGTTCCCAGCCCTTGCCGCGTGATCGTGCGGTCGAGATTCAGGTAGAGTCCGACTTGCTCCTCGTAGCTGAGTTGTCGTTGGACGACTCCGTTCCCGTAGGCTCCGACGACGTCTGCAAGTTGTTGGGCGTTTTTTTTTGAACTCCGAGCCAGCCAGTGAATGCAGCCAGCAGATCGAGGCATTCCGCCTGTGTCAGCCCGCTGGTTCCATCAAACGGTTTGACGTCGAACGCCGCACAAACGGCGTCCTGCGTCAGCTGGTAGCCCTCGATGCTGACCTCGTCAGACGCCGAATCGCATTGTTTCGGAGTCCGTGACCAGTCGAATTCCTTGTGTGATTTGAGAGCCGCCATCGCGAGCATCGGATCGATGCGTCGAATGCGAGTCCCATCCCAGTACGGAAAGACCGCCTTGCGACGGTCCGCAATCCGTTTACGCAGCCAGTTGAACATTCAGCGTGCCCCTGAACGTGACTATTACGTGTCGGTGGTGTTGAAAATGACGCCCGTCGAGGAGTTCTGATGGCATTCCCAGCTCATCTGAACGCCGCGGAACTTCGTTCCTTTGTTGAACGAGATCGAGCCGCGCGGGAACGCGATCGGGTAGTTGCGAGGGTTGTTCGAACCGCTCGCGTAGTCGTCCGGGTACAGCAGCAGCCGGAACGCGTTCGACGACATAAACGTGCCAGAGTTGGGCAGCGTGCCGTAGGTTCCGCCGTAGACGCCTGGCGCCACTTTGCTGAGAATCGCATCGTCGAACTTTGTCAGCGTGAACTGGACGATATGAAGCTCGCCAAAGTATTGGACGTCGCCAGGTGGACCCTCCGGACCACCATTCAGGTCCGTCGGCACGTTCCCGTGAAACTTGCGTTCTTCGAGACGAACGCCGTCAGCGGTGTAGCCGAGATCCTCGAGTGCGTTTGATGTGCCGGTGTCGACTTTGATCAGACACGGGCCATCAAAGAGGTATTCCATTGCCATCGTGAGCGTCTCCGCTCAACCGTTGGACTCGGTTCTTCCGATGCCCTCCGTCTGTATCAGTTGACTCCCGGCAAATTGACGCCCGGGTAGTAGTTCTGTGTCCGGTCACGAATCAGGCCGGGCGTTGTTCTCTGTGCCAGCGTTGGCGTTTCGAGGGATGCCTGAGACGCCGAGACGTTGTCGTCGAGGTTGAACAGGTTTTCGCCGCGTCGCAGCTTGTCGAGCTGCTCCAGTGCCCAGGCGGTGAATCGCTCGTACCGATCCGGATCGAAATCGAATCGCCGTTGTTCCAGCTGACTGGCCGCCAGCTGGCAGACAATCCGCTTGAGCAAAGCCAGCGAATTGCCGGTCAGCGCTGCGAGCTGCGTGGCCGTGTAGCGACCGCCAACAATCAACGCGGCTTCGACCATGCCGGAAGCGTCATCGAGAGCCGTCAGTGCGTTGGTGTCGGTATTCAGGTCAGCCAGATCGACTGCCGCACCGGAATCGCTGACGAGTTCGGACAGCGTCCGCTCGTCGAATCGTTCCCGCATGTCTGCGACAGTCGCGTAGGCCATTGCTCAGCTTTCAGAACAAGGGGCATCCCTGCCCCGATCAGCTCCCTCCTGGGCTTTCGTCGATTAGCCGCCGGTCGTGGTGAACAGGAACCCGGAAACCGGGGCCGTCATCACCATGTCCCAGTCTTCGACCACACGACCGGTCACCCGGCGGTTGTCGGTGTCTTCCTTGGTCTCGACAGTGAACTCTTCGAGCATGAAGCACGTCAGCGTGCTGAAGCTCGGAGCACCTTCCTGCCCTTCGAGTCCGCCAGGACGGGCACACATGACAGCCGAACTGT